GGGGATAGTTAGGCAATTCCAAAAGAGCCACATCTTGAAGTGGACACCGCGTAATTTGGGACTGAACAACAAGAACAGGAGGCAGATTTGGGTTCACCCCAGTGGAATCATGAGAAATGGTAAGACCAATTTGCAGATCCTGGCCAGTAGGCAACATATGGTTATTCACCAAAAAATAGTGGCCACCAATGGCTATTGCCTTCCCAAGCTTAATACCATCTTTATGGTACACAGTGATGGCAAGACAATGTTTGGACAGCTTCTCGTGTACTAGCTTCTGGGGCATAGTTTTCCAAGACGAAGAAAGTTCTGACACATTGAAGGTGGAGAGTTGAAAATCATCCTTCTTCCAGACGCTCTCCTTTTCAGGTTTGGGGACTGTAGGCGCTTTTTCTTCACTTTGAACAGCAGCATCCCCCCAATCACCCATGAAGTACTTGCCAACCTTATAAGCCACCGCAATGGCAGCCACCGCAATGGCAATTTGGCAGGCTCGTTGTCCAACACCAATGGTCCGTGAAACAGATTCTCCAGCCTCCAATACAACGCATCTGGCATATTCAGCACAGTATGCAGTATTTCTCCAAGGTGCAAAAATGTAGGACCAGAAAGAGTTCCAGATGTAGGCGAGATCAAAGGTCAGAAACGCATCAAGCATAACGGCACCAAAAACGAAGATCTTGAGTGCCAACCAGTTAAAAATCCACAATCCAGTGATATTCATGAGTGTAACTCGCCAATATTGTTCAATGGACTCAACGCGGGCAAACCACAGAAATCTACTCAAATCCCCGCGGCGACGTGACAAAATGTAACGTGCCGCAAGTTTCTGGTGGACTCGAATGGCAAATGGTGAAGCTACAGACAAGTGCTGATAAAGGACACTCCAATAAACATCTATGTTCATGTCCAGTGAGTGCGCTGAGTGTTGGATGAAACTCATACCATCGCTTGAGAGTTCTGATAGTGATTCATGCGTGGAGCGTAGAGCCATACAAACAGAATGCATCACTTGAGGAGTGAGATCCAAAGCCTGGGGTTCCA